CCATTAGCTGTAATGCCCTTGCCACTATGGGCAATTCCATAGGGAGGATCGGTGAACACCATGTCGGCCTTTTGGCCTGCCATCAACTTATCCACAGCATCTACGCTAGTGGAGTCCCCGCACATCAAGCGATGCTTGCCGAGAATCCAAACGTCCCCAGGCTTTGTGACTGGCTCCTGAGGAACTTCCGGCGTTGCGTCCTCGTCCGTCAGCCCTTCTGTCGGCTCAATCTTGTTCAGCAGGGCGTCGATCTCGTCTGCGTCGAAACCTAGGCTTTCCAGGTTTACCCCACCATCCAGAAGCTCACTTAGCTCCAGGCTTAGAAGTTCGGCCTCCCACCCTGAATTAAGGGCAATCCTGTTGTCTGCCAGGATGTAGGCTTTCCTCTGGGTCTCGGTGAGATGCTCTAGACGGATGCATGGGACTTCCTTGAGACCCAGCTTCCTTGCCGCGGCGAGTCTTCCATGCCCCGCTATAACCCCGTTGTCCTTGTCGATCAGGACAGGGTTGTTGAACCCAAACTCTTTTATGCTTCCGGCGATCTGGGCGATCTGCTCGTCGCTGTGGGTTCTTGCGTTCCGTGCGTATGGGATCAGCACGGAGATGTCGATCTTTTCGATGTTCAATCCGACTCCTTTCGGGCCATCGGGGTAAAAAAGTTTACGGTTGCGTAAGAAATCTTACCATTTAACCTTGTTCGCCCAGTACGCTGCGCTCATCTTTCCCTTTTGGATGTTCTCGGCGTGTCTGGCCTTGAATGATTCCCTGCGCCTTTTGTCAGCTTCTGACTCCCCTTCCCTCTTTGGGGAGCCGCTTACGCCTTGCTGACCGAATCGAATGAGCTTGACCTCATCCCCACTCTTTGCCAGGACTGCGTGGCTTTTTGTGGGGTGGCTGGGCGTTCGCTTGGGCTGGTTATAGCCCTGGAACTGCTCCTTGCCGCGCTTAATCATTTCTTTGCCGTCTTAGCAGCAGCCTTGAAAGCAGCAGCAGTCGGCGCTCCCTTTGTTCCGGGCTTTCTCATCCGCTCAGGAGTCTTGCCTGCGGCCTTCTGGCGCTCAATGCGCTCACGCTTGGCGTGGATGTTGGCGTAGAGACCCTTCATTTCTTTTTCCTTTTGGCTTCGGAAAGAGCGATGGCGATCGCCTGCTTGGGGTTGGTGACCTTACCGCCAGAGCTGCTCTTGAGCTTGCCCTTGCCGTACTCAGTCATCACCTTCGAGATTTTCTTCTCCGCTTTCGTTTTCATACTCGCCCTTTCGTGCGTTGTACTTGGCCATCTGAAGCATTTGCTTGCGCTTCTGAGTCATCTTGGTGATCGGGCCACCCGTGAGCCATGCGCTACAGGTTCTGTCTGCCGCACACTTGAACTCGAACAGCTCACAGTAACCCAAGTCGGCCGCCTCGACAACCTCGGGAGCATAGGTCTCATCGTCGGATTCTTCCTTCTGAATCCCTCCGGTGATGCACCCCATCATCTCGGGCGTTTGAATGAAAGCAGCGCAGTTCCCACACCGCATCGACTGAGCGATCTCGGGAGTGGTGTTCCATTCCTCTGCGCGTTCGTCCCAGAAATCACCCGGGTTTTCGGGATTTGCAGGGCCGTAACCGTACTCCTCGAAGGCGTGGTTACGGTTCTTGAGGTTGACCTCTGTGTCCTGGGTGGCGATGGGGCACTTCACTTCTTCATCGCCTTCTGCATCTCAATGGCTTCATAGCCCTTGCCGAACTCGTCTGCCATCTTGTAAGCCTTCATGGGCTTCGTTTGATGGTACTTGCGCTTGTTCTGATTGAGATACTTTTGCATCTCTTCCACAGTCTTCTTTTTCATCATCGCTCCAGAAAAAAAGGGGCACTATGGCCCCACCCCGGCAACTGCGGATTAAGGGGCATCACAATTCTATATCGGGAATCGGAATGTCAATAGGCCATTTTCCCTGACTCTGTAGAGCCTGGACTGTCCTGCGGTGAGCAGCAAGCCACTTCTCTTTCCGCTCCTCTTTGGTCATCTTGTTGCCCTGGTCGATCTCCCAATGGCACTTGAGGCATAAGGCGGCTATGTGGTTGTCGTCTGCCTTCACTCCCTTTCCTTTCCCGCCCGTCCAGTTGGAGTGAGCCGCTTGGGAATTCGGGTGGCCACAGCATTGACAGGACAACTCCGCGACTGCCCTAAGGAGTTTGGGGCTTCTGATGTAGGTGTGCTTTTGAAACATGATGAATGATCCAAGACCAGATTGCGCCGCCTGCGACTTTTGCCACGAACTGCATCAGAACGATGTGCGGCATGAGAGTACCAAACGCGATGGTCGGGAAGATAACCGAGTCAACCGCCGCCCCAGCCACATTAGAGACATTAGCCCTTTTGAGCCAATCTCCGGCCAGCTTGGTGAAAACCGCCCAGTCAACAACGGCAGCCGCAGTAAAAGCCACCGCAGAAGCTATGGCGATCATCTGTGCTGATGGGTTGGCAAGATAAGTAATCCCACCCGAAACCAGGATTAGCGCAAACATCTGCTTTTGATTGATCTTCGTGTGCAGCCAGTCCCTGAGAGTCAGGTCTAACCCTATGAGAAAGAAAGCATTGATTGGGCTGACCCAAGGCCCAAATGCGGCAATTGACAGGTTGGCCACCGTCATTGCGGCGGCATAGATCACGATTGAAACGTAAAGCACAGCTCCTCCTGAGTGTCGATAAACATGGGCGCGGAATTGTTCGCCTCGATTCTTTCCGCGATGACTTCTGCCCTTTGAGCAGCGGTTGGTGGAAGATAAGACCCAAACCGACTAAGCGAACCCGAATTCACGGATGCATTGGTCGAGTCGGCAGAGGAAAGCGGCAACTTAGTAAAGATGTCCGGGTCAAGCATTCTCAACCCGTGCAGCTTACAGATCGGCCTTCCCTTGTCATCGCAGATGGCATTCATGGCTTGTTTCATCCTGCGCCACCATTGCTCAGTACCAGGCTGAGAAAACTCCCCGCTTGACCCTAAAGCCACCGTCTTGAACTGCCTTGCCAACCATGTCAGTCTTGGAGTGGGTTCGTGCATATGCCAGACCGGGACTCCTGTCATAGACTTGGGCCACCTTTCAATCAAAGCATCGTTTTCCCGATCCGTCCCATCAATCACATCGGGGATCAGGGCAAAGTCGAACCCAGGATGGCGATGCCACTCCCACACCCACTTGATGTATCCGGCCACATCCAACTTTCCACCCTGCTTCCAGACCGTGAACGCCCCGTTATCAAGGCAGAACGATTGGCAAACCTCTGCCGCGATGGGCAAGTCTTCGGGATAGCTGAACGGCACTAGAGCGTGCCTCCCGGCTAGGAACCTAGCGGCGTCTTTGCGTTGTCCCCCTACAGGGGTTCCGTGATAGTGAATCATTCTGTAGCCCGTCCTTCTGCTCGAGCGGTTGCTTGCTCTGTCCTCCAGACATCAGTCCTCATCCTTGCGGCCTCCAGCTTCCACTTCAGGTCTTCCTCAACCTCTATCGCCGCCGCCAGTCCCTTCAGAAGCTCTTGATACTCAGGATGTGAGTAAGCCTCTCTCTCTTGGGCGTTGACTGCTTCGAACTTTGTCATCGCCTCCTTCATCAGCAGAGCTTTCTTTGATTTTCTAAATTCCTCGAGCAGCACGCGCTGGGCCTTGGCCTTTGCGTAGTCTCCTGAGTTCCTGATGATGAAGTCGATGGCGGCGTGGGCGTTCACTTGATGAGTCTCTCTATCGTCTTGAGGAGTACCGCGATGATCGCTATGGAGATGAATATCTCACTCTCGGACAAATATTCCATTTGCATGGAGTGTTCCTTTCCGATCTTTTATCTCTTCGTATGCCCTGTTTAGACAGGTAATCAGATCAAGCCCAGCCAGGTCTGCCGCCAGGATAAGAGTGACCAGAACATCACCGAACCCGTCAATCTGAGCCTCTTTGTTTCCTTTTAATGTCGCGGATACTAATTCGCCAAGTTCTTCCATGCACTTGAGAAGTTGTTTCTCAGTTGTGCTGTTTGGAATAATCTTGCGAGCCTCTGCCCACCGAATAATATCTAGCTCAAGAATCGAATAACTCACAATATTTCCTCTCTTACACAAACATCCACACCAGCAACCATTGAGTAAACTTTCTTCGCGGATACTCTGACCACTTGTGTATCGTCCAAATATACAATTCCATTCATTCCGTCTAAATATGCCTTGATTATGTTATCGATGTCAGGCTTCTTCGTCGGTCTCTCCCTTCCTTCAAAGCACTCGTTCTGGCGGCGTTTGGAGAAAGATGAGGGGCAAGGTACTCTGATGTAGAGATCGACGCTCACAGGGCTTTCTAGGGGGCTTGCTGACCCCATTGCGCGAGCAGATGCGTCTTTGATGGTTGCTTCATAGGTCTTTGTCTTGGCGTCGGTGTAAGTTTGGACGAAGTTTCCAGCTCTTCGGAACCTTGGTCTTCCCTTGCCTTGAGGGATTCCTTCGACGGTAAAGACAACTATGAATGTCATTTCTTCAACCTATTCATTGCGTCGCGGAGTTCTTGGGCGGCTTTTGGGCCTCGTTTCTTTTCAATGTCTCGTATTGTTTGCCCCCACCACGCCGAGGCAGTAATCAGCCCATGATCGGCTTTCATTGCGTTGAATGTTTTTATCCAATGCAATGCTTCGGTCTCCATCCGAAATGTCTCCTGTGAGGAAGAGAGCGTAGGTGATTGACTCTGTGCTGTGGTTGACTCCATCTTTAACCTCGTTTAGAAGTTTTACGGCTTCAAAGTAATTCACTCAAATATCTCCAGGC